CTATTAATATAGCAACGTCTTCTTCTGCAAGGGTGTAGTGAGGTATCCCGACCCTAGCGAACTTTTGAGTCGCATCTGTTCTAGTCGTGGCGCTTGTGTCCGCTCCCAGTAATGCAGTATACCCGCCATCGGAGATATCTAGCGCATGATTTGAATCTGCCCCACCTTCTCCGTGTATTGCCCCCGCAAAGGTAGCATCTTGTGATGAGTCTATAGTGAGGGCTGTGGTGCTATCTGTTTGAAATAAGATGCTGGAAGCTTCATCGCAATTGATTGCAAAATCACCCGTCCCATGATGTCTAATAGTGGAGGCTGTATTCGCACCCCCACTACTACGTTCAATCCTTAACCCATAGTCAGTGTAAGTGGCATCACCTATAAGGTCGATATAGGAATACCCATTGCCAGTTCTGCCCGACCCAAGCTGGAGAGCTACCGTACCCGTAGCAGTACCAGACCCGGCTATATTGACGTTATACCCATCAGCCGCAGCACCCATACTTGTAGCGGTATCGCCAATTTCAAGCCTTTCTGCCGAAGCATTGTCATCAATACCTGTAGAGGTGAAAGTGGTTACTGTAGTGACGCCCGCATCAATATCACCCAAATCGCCAACCCTGGCTATAGTGTTCCAGGCTGTACCCGCAGCGTTGAGTTTAAGCGTCACAGCGTCCCATTGCTTCAGGGTAACGCCTGTACCGCCGTTTACCGCCTCTGCACCGCTACCGTCGATTGTGACAACAGCAGCACCTATGTTAAAAAAGGTCGTTTCGAAATCACCCGTATCCTCAGCAGCAGCATTTGCCACGGTAATCATCGTCACCGTAAACGGGGTCGCCGCGTGGCTGCATTCAATAATCGAGCGATTATCCGCAGCTAGTACCTGGTAGGTCGTAGTCACAGGGGTTACGGTTCGCACGAAATTAGCATCCAGCTCGTTATGGGTGAGTTCGCTGCCTTTTCCTGCTCTTGTTAAAATTGTGGGCATAATTTAAACCTTTTCATTTACCTTTGGGGAAAATATCTACAAACACACCGTAGACAGTGATGTACTGAGCCGCAACAGCGGATTGCGCGACGATAATGTTTTGCTCTGCGTTCCAGGTAAAACCCGAAACATTCACCGCCGTTAAATTCCCTATTCCCACGCCAGCCTCTTGCTCAATGAGATTACCATGCGTGTTATCAATGTAATGCACCCAGCTTTCAGTCAGGTCAAAAGCCGCACCACCCGTATGCGTAACATCACCAATAGCTACCTCGCTCCCGCTTGGTCCTAATGAAGTTGTTGTGACAATACTCGGGCCAGTTTGTGCGACAAACCACGTCCTGATTCTGATTCTATCCCCGATTTCTTTTAGTGAATTTGCCGGGAGGGTTCTGGTAAGGACGGTCTCGGCGGTGTTAGCAGTACCGTCTGCGCCCGTAGCTGAAACATAAGTAGCCGCAGTAGTGGTGACATGGGTTTGATTGGTTAAATGATCCCAAAGATTATATAACCATTTTAGCCAAATCCAGTCCCATGTTGTGTGTGTAGTTGGTGGTGGTTCCAGGTTCAATTGTTACCCACCTCTGCCTCGCCTTCGAGAGCCTCGATTCTGATTCGCTCGGTGCCTGAGTATGATAATTCATGGTTTCTACGTCTATACCGCCCGCAACGGGTCATCTTCTGGTATTTAGTAGTATCGGTGGTCTTGCCGGTGGTGAATGAACTATTATTCTCATCCGACCATTTCAGCGTTAAAGTCTGGCTTGCATCGGTCGTATCGCCGACATGCCGATATTCAGTCGCGTATTTAAACTTATTCGTCCCACCGTCATACATGCCCAGCCTTGAAACCATATCAATTACAACGCCAGTGTCGCCTGTTTCCTGAACATAACCAGATTGAACGTAATCCGTAGTAACATACGTTGCCCCCTGGTAGGTATCCTGGCTATTTAGGGAATCATTAACGCTTATTAAGTCACCATTCGACATGATGCCTTCACCAAACCGCTCTGAGATGCCCTCACGCTTCGACCACGCGACTAACGGGAAAAGGGTATGGTCGCTTACCGTAGTCGTCCACGGCCCCCACAGGCCTGTTAAATCGTCGTAAACAAGGGTAATCGCGGGGACTATGTCTGAGGGCGTGGTGTATAAGGTCAGTGTATAATAAACATGCCCCTGCCCGCTTAATCCTGAACCCACCGCGAAGTAATCATCCCTCACAATAGCCTGCGTGATAAATGAATCCATCGTGCTTGTGGATATCTTGTTAATCTGGAAATTAATCATGGTGTAGACAGATAGTGACCCTGTGGCATTCGGGCCTATCCAGAACAATCTATCACCTTCCTCAAACACTGATTCACCACTAGAACAGCCGATATTATGCTGCACGTCCTGGCGGATGCTCAAAACCGACCCCGTGCTATTCCCAGCGTCCCATGCAAATTCAATAGAACTCGGCCCCATGATGACTAAATTATCATGGTGCTTCGCCAAATAACTCCCGCCATCTGGGTTCCTGGCCGCATTCACAAAATCCAACGCGCCCCATGTAGCAGGGTCGTTTGAACCTGAGTTATACACCGTACCTGCCTCGTCCAGCACAAAGGCGTAGGTGTCCATACTAACGCCGCCGTAGGCTAGCGTAGCCGGGAAATTAGAGGCTATTGCCGCGACACTACCGCCCGTTGTGATTGTCCAGCCTTCGTTGTTCTCGGCATCGAGCAAAACAAGCAGCGAACCAACCTCGATGAATTTACATTTCTTCGTGCCTGTCGTCGGCGATGTGCTTAAACTGGTCGAATACGAACCCTTGTATATCGTGTCCGCATTCAAAATATACAAAGCTGAGGCCGTATCCCAGTAGTACGCAGCCCGACCCCTGGCGTCTGATATCGTTGCACTGGCATCATCAAACAAATCAATCGGGGGTCGTTGCGTGAGATAAGTAATACCATTGCGCTTCTCACCAACAGCGTTTGTCATCCCCGCTTCCATTTCGGTAATCGTAGCACCTGAAAACTTGTTTATGTGCAGGTCGGGAAGGACTGGAAGCCTCATAAGCCGTTCTCAATATCGTACTCTGAAGTCCTGCCATCACCATAGGGTAGGTGCGTCATATCAGCGTTATCTAAATCCTGGCTGATTAATGTGTTGCCGATAGTCCTGCGCCCGTCTAGTGCCTCGGTCAGCAAAGACGGGGGGACAGGTGTTCTAAAGTCACTCGCAGCCCTCACCGCTAGATTAGACTTAACACCTTCCTCTGCCCAGTCTGGAATCGGAATAGAATCGGTCAAGGTGTCTTGATTGAACCAGTTGAAATCCATACTCCGGTTTCGCCACTCGTTCATCATCGCATTCAAGACAGTCAATGCCGTGGCTGAGTCTGTCGCGTCAGCACTGTCACCCGACTCGATAACACCCAGTTTCCCAAGTGCTGAATCAATTATCGCTTGGTTCGTAGCCATCTTTTATAGCCCTCATAACAAATCCAAAGTTCATTTCTTCCTCTTTCATTGCCCACATTTCGAAATCAGCCTCATAGCAGAACCGATAGTCAGTCATCGCTGACGTACCTATTTGCTTCTCGTATTCAGCCTGAGATAAAAAGGACAGCATTTGCGGGCTTATGATCCTTGTATGACCAGGGTCAGACCATGCCCATACATTATCCCAGTTCGGGGATGAGCCTATTAACCACCCGCCGGGCTTTAATATTCTGTGAAGTTCTGAGAACTGGTCAAAAAAGAACCTGTAATCTCCCTGAGTCCCAAGATGCTCTAATACTTCATATGCGTGAATTTCATCGAACATATTGTCGTCAAACGGGTACGGTAATTGATTCAGGTCGTGAACCACATCAGGGTTGCACGATTCCTCCCAGTCTAACGTTACTAGCTCCCCTGACCATTCATCAGGGATCTTGTCAAAGGTAATGACCTTCTTTCGGCTGTTACCGCATCCTATTAAAAGCTCAGCCATGTCTTATCTGCCAGGCTTCGTCATATTCCATATCGTCCTTGGTATGGTCCTGGTAACTTGAATCTGGTTTTTCAATAACATCAACCGACTCTAATCGATGCTCGGTCTGTTCAAACAAAGCCACCGCTAAATCATAATTCCCACCCACATCAACACCAATCAACTGAAACTCCAAAGGGTTTTGACCATAACGGTTAATATACTCCTTTTGTAGCTTGTCGGCATATCTCATCTGCGTCCCACCCAAGCCAACCCGCTCTATGGCTACAGCCCATTGCTGTAAGTCCCAGCCGTTTAACAATAGATTGTCGTAATCAGCCCTCATGCTGCATCCTCTTCATTTTCAATCCGCTCATCAAGGTATTCGACGAGATTACATTTATAACCACCGTGAACAAAATCAATATTAGCCCATACAGGAATAGGCGTTTTATACTTTTTCATGTAGTCATCACAAAAAGCAAAGTCCTCACCGATAAACCTGCCATCCTCTAGGACTGAGGTATAAAACAATCTCGGAACCTCTTTAGGGCCGCTACCGCTTTGAATGATTATCTTTTGGGCATCTGCGGCCATTTCCTCGATAACATCTCTGCGAATACACAAAAACCCCGTAGGTACACGCTCGGCCATTAACCAGTCGTCCTCGAACCACAGCCCACCTATTTCAGGGTGTTCTGCGTATTTCATGGGGTAGTCCTCGTTTTCTTCTCTACGTCTGTAGACCCCTGCACAAATGGGCTTATCTGCCCTGACCAGTCCGATAAAATCCCGTCCTGAGAACTTCAAATCTGAATCAATAAAGAATAAATGAGTGCATTCCTTGTGGTCATCTAAAAACTGCTGAACAAAGGTGTTCCGTGCTAAATCGATAAACGCGCCATTCGCTACGCATCCAAATGTCATCTGTACCTGAAACAATGGGGAAACATACGCGCTTTCCACCATCGAGGTGCAAAAATCAACATCAACCTGGCCGTTATATGCAGGTGTACAAATAAAAGGGTGGTAAGTTTCTACCTTTACCGTGTCTTTCTTGCCTAGCTTTTTAGCCATGTTTTCCTCGAAAAATAGGGGGCCGTTTCCGACCCCCGTTGGGTTTACACCGGTTCGTAGATATGACGATTTGCCAGGCCATCCTGGGCATACAGCCCATCGAAGCCAAACAATACGTCAATCCGGCATGGAACGGTATCCGAAGCAATCGCATACTGCTTCGCGATCCTCATTGAAATACCGTCTTGGGTACGTCTAGCACCCCATGCACCGTACTGAGATACATCCTCAAGGTCTACAGTCGCAAAACAGAAAGCATCCTTATGCATCTGGATATCATTCTGAAATGCTGAGTTCACCGCACCAATCAAGGTAACAGCAACGCCGTCCGTATCAGAACCACCCGAAAGGGTTACGTTTTGATATGAATTGCCATCACCCCAAATCAACGCCGGTTTAACCGTTACATTGTAAGCGGTGCCGATGGTGGTCAGGGTAACGTCAGACTGAATAACAAAAGTCCGCAGTTTACCTGTATTGGCCTTGGATTCTGGATGTGCTGCGTAACAAGTCCCAAGCGTGATGATATCGCCAGCTTTCACCGTGGTTCCGGTGTTAGCTGTATCAATGCTGAGAATTGTTTGTGAAGACCAGACGTTTGAAGTGTCTGATGTACCCAGTGCCGCGCCATTAGTCACAGGCGAACCTGCAAGCGTTCCAGAGGTGTGAGCAGGTGTCAGTGTATTTTCATACACATCAAACCCACCAGTACGACCCATAATACCCTCGCGATACTGCTGCTTGATATTCTCGGAAGACTGGAACAGACCCTTAACCGCATCACTGAACTCGACCCTTGAATCAGGGCTGAGAATCGCGGTACGACTAGCCAGCGGTGCAAGGCTTTTGGTCAGGTTACTAGCACCTGAAGCAAATAACTTGTAGCTCATCTGGTTAGTGGTGTCTGCATTGGTGTAGTTGGGAATCAGGTTCTTGGCATCCCCTAGACAATCACCCTCGATCTGCGCGGCTAATTGCGCCATGCCAGGTTCGATGATTCGCTCCGAAAAGTCGTCGATATCCATCGTCAACTCAACACTGGTGAACGAAACGTCAACACCATATTGTGAATCAGCCACGAGAGGCGTGGAGCGTTCAACGTGGTTTTGCGCCGAGAGTGATGCCGTCTTGCGAACGGTATACTTTGCAGGCATACGAATGTTCAGCGTCTGACCGATTTTAGCGCCCGATTGGGCAAAGCGGTCATCATACTGGCGATTACATGCACCCAGAAAGTTGCATTTCTGATGAAGAATCATCAGAGCCTTACGAGTTATCATCGTAGGCGTTAGGTTAGTATTTGAAGCCATTATTTATCCTTAGCAGCAATTCGCTTGCGCTCCCGTTTAAGCCATTCGGCATCACTGAGTTTATCGGATTCTGGTGAATCAGACCTTATCCTGGTGGCTGACGAATCGGCACCCTTAATTTTAGGTACAGGTGCAGGCGTGGTTTTAAGTATGGGTTCAGGTTTAACAAGTTTAGTTGCTTCGATACGTCCAAGTTCCCGCGCTGCATCCAAAGGGGACATGCTAGCTAGTGATGCTGCGACATCGGGGTTTTTGCCAAGGTAGTATAAAACCTCTGGCCCTTTCTCCGCTGTCTGCAAAGTCTCTACCATTGTCTGATTAATCGGTAATGCCTGATTTCTCGTAACAGTTTGGTAGTCCTTTACACTAGCCGCGAATTTTGCCTCTTGTGCTTCGAACTCGGACCGGCGCTTCATACCCTGTTGCTGCTGGGTATTACGCTGAACTTCTGCCCGTGCCTCTTGAACCGCTTGCCCGTTTAAATACTCGGCAAACTTTCCCTCGTCATATTCGAAGTCAGCTAGCGTTTTACCGGGAGCCTCTTGGGCTACCTGCTGGGAATCCTCCCATTGCTGCTGAAAGTGCTCGCGTTGGTTTTTCTCTTCGTAGTATCGGTGCGTTAACTCGTCAATTCGTTTCTGAAATCCATCGTCTTTTTTCGAGGCAGATGATTCCTCGGGTGGCGGCTCTTCAACTTCAGCCGACCCATCTCCGCTATCCGTTATCTCAGGTTCTAAGTCTTCTTCCTCGTCTTCGGCATCCACCGATTCGACAAGTTCGTTAACTTCTTCCTCTTCAACAACTTCTGCTGCCGTTTCATCTAGGGCTTGTTCAGCCATGAGTACGTCTCCACGAATTTTACCCGCTGATCCTCAACGGTAAGGGTTTAATTCTGTATGTTCGCGTTTTGTTCGCTTATATCTAGTTTA